TATACGTGTAGCTGCTTCAGGATCTTCAGCCTCAATTACCTGAAAACGCTCATCAGTTGTTACACCATCTGCATAGTCTTTTGCTACAGGTCTAGTGGCTGCTCTACCAAGCGCATCTCTTTCTGCTGCTTTATCTCTTTCAGCCGCTCTAGCCCTTTCAGTAAGTCTAGCATCAGTGACTACAGCCTGACGGCTTACTTTTCCCTGTGCAGCTTGTGTAGCTGCAAGATCATCAGCAGCTTTAGCAGCCATTGTTTCAGTCTTTATAGTTCCTGGTAAAGTAGCATCTTCAGCTTTAGCATCAGTGGTTGTAATATCTGCTGGTGCAGAAACTGTACCGGCTCCTGCATCTTCTGCTTCTTCTATTTGCTGTGCTGTACCTAGTTTAGTGCCTACCTGATCTATCCTATCTGTACTAACTTTTTGAATATCAAATAATTCTGGAGAAGCTATATCAACTTTAGGCGGTGTAGAACTACCTGTAGAACTACCTGTAGAACTACCTGTAGAACTACCTGTAGCACCGGCTGAGGAACCACCACCATTCACGTTAATATCTCCATACTGATCTTCCCAAGCCTTTAACTCTCTTTTAAATTGCGTTTGGCCTCCAACATTACCACCATAATCTCCTCTTTTTGGCTTAGGAGGTATCGTGCTTGTTGTAGAGGCTCCTGTAGAGGCTCCTGTAGAGGCTCCTGTACCTTGTTGAGTTGTTACACTTCCAGTGCTTGTATTAGATTCTGGTGAAGTAAAAGTTGTATAGTTTTCAGGTTTAAAGTAATCGCCTCCAGCCGTTATAAGCTCTTCAGGTGTAAATCTTTTAAAAGCCTGTGCTCCTGTAACCCCTAATTCAGATGCATCTTGAACAATTTCATTAGTCTTAGGATCTAATGTATATTTAAGATTTGCATTTTCATATAATTCTGCACCTCTTGTATTAGCATCTTTTACTAATTTATCTAAATCATATTTTGGAGCAGCCTGCAATTTTTGTTCTTCTCGAAAATAACCGACTCTACTGCCCTGTTGTAATTTAACACGTCCACCAGCAGTTCTCTTTTGTCGCAAAGATTTTAAAACTTTTTTATTATTTCTATTAGATCTTTTTTTGCTCATAATAGCATACTTCCAAATACTGTTATAGACGTAGTAAATACCACTGTTATAACTAACCAAGCTAATTTTTCCCAACGTGCTGCATGATTATCAGTAGCTTTACGGAGTTCTCTTAACTGCACCACAGCTTCAGTCCAACGCTCTCCGCATTCTTTCTCATGCTGAGCAATACGGTCTAAAGCTTCTAAAGCTACGTTCATTTCAGTTTTATTGGTCATTTGTAATTTAGCCATTTATTACCAAGGTACTCCTGTCGCTGCGGTTGAATTCTTTTTTCTCTTTGCATTTTATTGCTCCTTTGTGGTGTTGACGCTCGATCTCGGCGCTTCGTTCCATGCTTCTCGCGCTCGATTCTGTAGCTCCTCGCCGTCGCTGTAGTTCGTTCGGAACTCAATTGACCACTCGCTACAGCAAGTTCCACTCACCCACGCCAACTTGCCAACAAAAATATTGGAGTAAATATGCAGGTTGTTAGGTGTCACACCGCAGGGACATGGCTTTAACTCACCCATTACTCACCTTCTTGTGGGTCTTTATAAATACGGCCATTACATCAACCAACTCCTTGGTACTCCTGTAGCTGCTGTTGGATTCTTTTGTTCTGCGATCTGTGCTGCAACCACCGATTCTGCTGCCGCAACAGCATCATCACCAAGAGCCGCTTTAACCCAAGCAATCGCATCTGCTTCAGTGATGTCTGCGTAAGCTGTGAATGAAGACGAATCAGGCGCTGCTAAACCTACCGTGCCGTAGACTCTTCCTGCTGCGTCGCCATCTTCATCTGTACATTGATAATGCAAAGTGACCACAACATCTGCTAACTCTTGTGTTAAATCACGATCCATTGCGTATACTGTCCATGTAGCCATTAGTTATTCCCCAGTTGTTGAACTTTGCTTTCTAGTGTTTCAATCCTATACATTGCTTCTTGTAGAGCTTTAACCGCTTTCATGTATAAAATTGAATACTTAACCTGCTTTGTTGTTGTGCCTAGATCAGTGCCGTCAATATCTCGATCTATGCTCTCATAAACTAAATTCGTCAAGCCAGACGATTCAAGCTCTTGCGCTATAACACCAAGCTGGTTAGCCTCACCAACCTGATCTACTTTCATACTGTATTTTCGGACTCGAACTGATTTAACGTCATCCCATTGAGACCCGCTGTCAACGATGTTTTCTTTCAGTTTTAAGTCAGAAAGTGCACCGTAACTGTTGTTAGCGTTAACTATGTTTCCGTTAGAATAAATAATTACTCTGTCTGCACCTGCGCCAGTACTGTATCCTCTGAAAAACCCTTCTGTAGTGTTATTCGCATCACTTACTGCATTGATGTTGTACGTGTTACCGTTTCTGACAACGCTAAACGTGCCGCCAGTAGTAGTGGTTGCCAAGAGCAAGTTGCCGCTTGAGTCGATGCGCATGGCTTCAGTTAGCGATTCATTTTGCATAGTGCTAAAGGACATAAATCCATCTACTGTACTAGCAGTTGTAGTCCAATCTTGTTCTTTTCCTACCGTAATTTTACCGGCGTTGCCAAAAACTAATCCGCCGTCTCTAGCCAATCCAAAATTAAGAGAGGCAGAATCACTAGCGGCATCATTAGTGTTAGAAATAACTACACCAGCATAATCGCCTGCAACATCACCTCTAGTTTCAATATGAGGTGTTGTTTCACCACCCCATGCTTCTGTAGTGTTTACTAACAAATCCCCGCTTGAGTCAATACGTATGCGTTCTCCACCGCCCATTGAGAATGCAAGAGTTGCACTGGCTGGTGAGTGCATAGATGGAGTAGTCCCAGTGTAAGATGATACATCTCCGTTTGTAGGTTGTATCAAAGGTGCCTTCATCGCGACACCACTAGTTGTAACTTCTACTCCACCGCCTGAAGCAATACGCATGCGTTCTGTTAAAGAAGAGCCAGTTTTGAATGAAAGTTCTTCAGTTGTTTCAGTAGTTACATTACCGGAGCTATCTAAAACTATTGCACCTTTTCTAGTTCCTGAGCTATTAAAAAAGTCTAAATTAGCGCCATTTGAACCGCCTTGAATAGTTAGGTTGGTAAAACCTGTAAACGTACTAGGCGAAGTAGTACCAATCCCGACATTGCCGCCAACGGTAAGCGTAGAAGCCATATCCACAGCACCATCAATATCCACAACATCAAGGTTGGTAGTGCCATCTACGTCAATATCGCCTGAGATGTCTAACGTAGCAGCATCTAGCTCACCGCTAATCGTAAAGTTACGAATGCCTGTGTAGTCTTTATTAGAATCAAGTATAACAGCCTTAGAAGCTATTGCAGTACCTACTGCTGTGCTACCAAGGTCTAATGCATTAAGCTCTCCTACAACGGCTGTGATGCCGTCTAAAGTGTTTAGTTCTGCTGCTGTAGATGTGACAGCAGTACCGTTGATAGATAGTGCATCAGTTTCTAAAGTTCCATCAATATCAGCATCACCAGAAATGTCCAGTGTTGCTGCGTCTAGTTCACCAGAGATAGTAATGTTTCTACCGCCAGTAATATCTTTATTTGAGTCTGTAATAATAGCTTTACTGGCTATTACTGTACCATTAGTAATACCATCTATAAGATTTATATCTGCTGCACTGGCTGTTACACCATCAAGTATATTTAATTCAGCGGCTGTGCTTGTAACGCCATCAAGTATGTTGAGTTCTGCTGCTGTAGAAGTTACAACAGTACCATTAATAGATAGTGCGTCTGTTTCTAGGGTTCCATCTACATCTACATTACCAGAAATATCTAACGTAGCAGCATCTAACTCACCAGTAATTGTTAAATTTCTAATACCAGTATAGTCTTTACTAGAATCTAAAATAACCGCTTTAGAAGCAATAGCTGTACCAACTGCTGTACTTCCTAAGTCAAGAGCATTTATTTCACCTACAACTACTGTAGCACCGTCAAGTATATTAAGTTCTGCTGCCGTAGACGTAACCGCTGTGCCATTAATAGACAATGCATCAGTTTCCAACGTACCGTCAATGTCAGCGTCGCCTGAAATGTCAAGAGATCCTGCATCTAGTTCTCCAGTAAGTGTAATATTGCGGAAGCTGGCTACGTCTTTATTCGCATCTACTGTTACAACTTTACTAGCTACTACTGTGCCTACTGAAGCGCCTGTGTCGTTATAGTTAAGTTCTGTTGTAGTGGCTGTAACGCCATCCAAAAGATTAATCTCTGCGGCAGTTGATGTTACACCATCTAAAATGTTAAGCTCAGCAGCAGTAGATGTAATAGCAGTTCCATTAAAGTTGATAGCATCCGCATAAACTGTGCCATCAAAATAACCATCTTTAAATTCTAAAGAACTAGTGCCAAGATCAATATCATTATCTGTAACAGGGACAATAGCGCCATCTTGAATACGGACCTGTTCAACTGCACTGCTAGATACCTCTACAAAAAATCCTACTCTATTATTTGTACCATCAACTACAACTTTATTTAAAAAATCTAAGTCACCAATCTGAGGAATATTACCACCTTGACCAGAAGACCCATCATGCCGATGCCCAGTAGAGGAGGCACTAGATGAAGAATATGCAAAAGCATTTACTAGTTGGTTATATTCGTTGTTAAACAGTGCTGCTGTGATAGTGTCTCCATCAGCCATTGAACTCTGTCTAGTATAATTCTGAGCCATTTATTATCTCCTGCCTGATGGCATATAATCTATATAAATACCATTTACAGCATATGCTGATTTTTGATCCTTACTAGATACTCTAAAGCTGCAAGTATTTCCTGAACCTTCTAAAGTAATTCTTTCCATTGGATCTGTTGTTGCGCCAAATGTAATAGAATTAAAAGCTACTGATCCAAATATTGCAGGTAATAAAATTGTAGAAACTTCAAATGGTTCTGGTTGCGGTATTGTAGGATCTTCGTAGTCGTAACGTACTCTAAAGCTGGGCAGTATCTCACCTTCTGGGCTAAATGAAACTCTAGCATATTTTAAAGTTTTACGTGTTCCTATATCTCCAAAATCAAAATCAGGAGTCTGATACACTGCATCTATATCTGTTGCTGTTGAGTCATTAAAAAAAGAGTTTCCAGTATCGTGAGTATAAATATATCCATCTTTATCACCATGAAATATTTTTTCTACTCCATCTTTGTCTACATCAGATATAAAACCTAATGCCTGTATTCCTAATGTTTCTGACCAAGAATAGCCTTGAGAAGTAAAAGTTCCTATAATACCTCTGGCTACACTAGGGCTTTCTGTATTTTTACTATAAAATAATCTATATTGAGATTTACTTCTAAGGACACCACTTGTAATTATAAACCCTGAATCAGAAGCAATATCAGAAATAAGTTTTTGTATAGCTCTGCTTACTGAGCTTAACTCTACATCTCCAATGCGTGCAGTACCAGCGATTGTTCTTACACCATCAGGAGCGAGAAATAATATATCTCCTCCTACTTCCTGTATACTACCACCATCTAAACAGCCTACATTAGTTGTTATAGGAATCACTGCTACAGTACTAGAGTCATTTATATTTACAAGTTTATGAATACTATTTTTACAGAATATAATTAAATCGCCACGAAAACTTGCTAACCCTACTACAGCATCTTCAATTACAATACTACCTGACCCACCACCACTAAAGCTATCAATATCATTAGTACTACTGTAGAATATAGTATTTTTAGCTGTAGATGCCCCAGCAACTACTAAGTGTTTATCATGTATTATACCAAAAGCAGGACCAGTAGTACCACTAACTGTAATCTCTTTAGCAAAAAATGTTCTGCTAGTTAAACCACCTGTACCTGTCATTTGAAATAAGAAAGGCTCGTTAACCCCATCACATATTACAATCTCACCATAGTCTGAAGTGCCTTCATATATCGCAAAAGTACAACGACCTTGAGAAGTACGTGCAGCTACTGATCGACCTGTAAAAGTAGTATAATCATCACCACTAGAAGCTACACTTGCTCTGTTAATTTGAAGCCAAGTCGTTTCGCCATCTACACTAAAAAATATCCCATCACCTGAACATACTATAATACCATCAGCGTACACTGCCATTCCTAATATAGTATTGCTAGAATTAGGTCTAGTATCTCCAAACAAAGAATAACCATTTATACGTCTATAACCACCATCAGGATCTACCTCAAAGTTTCTTAAACGTGTAGCAAAACCTGGCTGAGAAAGCATCTCTAGTTGGTTTAAGTTGACATTTAAGCCACCTTTACATGAGTATCCCCAAGGCTGAGACATTAAA